TAGATTTTTATGATGCATATCCAGCAGCTATGACTACTCCTTGGAAACAAGGTTATATTCATACTCATCATAGTATGGCAACATTCTTTAGTGGTACTGATATGCAAGAATTGCATGATAATGCAGGTTCTCATAACTATTATTTATCATTAATTGTTAACCATAAATCTGAGTTTTGTGCTAAAGTAGCAATTGTTGCTGAAGCTGAAATTCCTGAAACTAAATCTAATTATAAATTTAAGGGTAATGATACTGCTGAACAATTTGAGTTCAAAAATGCTGGTAGCAAAAGTGATATTCTAATGCTACTTGACTGTAGTATAGAATTTGAACAAAATGAATTTGAGAAAGCAAGATATGAACATATTAAAGCTGAGAAAGCTAAAGTAAAAGTTTATACAACTCATCACTATCATCCTACACATACTCCTGGAGTTGGTTTTCAACATCATAGTAAAGGAATTTCTAAACAACAATTTAAAAATCAAGCTTCAGCTTGGGATGAAGGACAGCAATTAGAGTTTTTTAATAATAATGCTCCCCACATTGCGGCTAATAGTTCAGCTAATGTTATTAAAGATAATATTATCTTAGCCAAAGAAGTTGATGAAGTAACATTTAGATCTTTTGTAGCTAAATGGTTAGCCTTAGACATAACTAATGAGAATCTGATTTCAGATAACTTAAAAGTTATTGCTAACATGAACAAACAAGATCTTAGAAAACATGTTGAGGAATTGAGTAATAACTTAGATGGGTTTGTTAAAGATGTTTTATTTATAACTAATTATGAACAATTTGAAGAAATTGTGATTAGATTGGTTAATATGCTAAAGGGTTATGGAGACTATAAAAATTTAGACAAAGTAATTCATATGCTCAAAATTGATCATGTAATTTATGAATCTAGCTTAAGAAAATAATGAGTACAGAAAGATTTAAAGATGCACCTTGGTTTAGTCCTGAAGGACAAATAGAGGTTATTATAGGGGGTGCAGGTGGAATTGGTTCCTGGTTAGCATTATTTCTTTCTAGACAAAGAGTATCCATATCTATATTTGATATGGATACTATAGAAAGTGTAAATCTTGCTGGACAATTTTATTGTGCAGAAAACATAGGTGCTACTAAAGTAGAAGCATTAAGTGAGTGGTGTTCTGTTTTTTCTGATTGGCCTTTAGATACTAATTTAGAGTATACTAAAGATTCTCCTACACACAAATATGTATTTTCTTGTTTTGACAATATGTCAGCAAGAAAATTAATGTTTGAAAAGTGGGCTGAAAAAGCTACTGATGATTCAATATTCATTGATGGTAGATTATTAGCTGAAGAAGGCTCTATATATTGTGTTACCAAAGCTAAAATTGAAGAGTATCGCAAGACACTTTTTGATGATTCTGAAGTATTACTTGTAAGCTGCAGTTATAAAGCTACTAGTCATTGTTCAGCATTAATAGCATCTCTCATGACCTCATGTTTTAATAATTATATTACTAATGTAAAAGCAGGAATGGAATTAAGAGAGGTAGCTTTCAATATTAATTTCCAATTACCTGTTTTAAATTTTGAACAGAAAAATGAATCTTAAATTTAAAGAAAGATACAGTAATGCTAAAAGTTTAATTAACTTTAAATTGTCTTTGATACAAGATGATATGATACCATTTTTTATGGTAGATTTTAGTCCTAAGTTTGTTGGACCTTCACAGTATACTTGGCATACAAATCCAGCATCAACATTTTCAAAAAACAAAAGTTATTCTAAGTACAGATATTCTACATTAATGAAGTATATTTCTACGTTTAACTTTAGTTATCCTGAAGCTAAGGCAGAGTTGGATCAATTTTGCTCAGCTAAAACATTTGAAAAGTATTACTATAATGGAACTACTTTAACAAGAACTCAGTTAATTGATGTATTTAATAGCAATCAATCACATAGTTACAAGGATATTATTACCGCATTTAATTTAGGTACTGATAGATATGGTATTACTCAAGGTTTATTGACAACTTTAAAACCCTTCAACGGTAGTTATAAAATTGGAAGTCCTTTAGTAATGCTTGTAGTTAAAAAAGAATGTGTTCCAATTATAAAGCTTCAAATATTATTAGATAAACCTATATCATTTGAGTTTTTTGAAATATGGGTAAATGATGAAATTCTATCATTTCCTGATACAACTAAAAAAACACTTAAGGCTTATTTAATTGATAAGTTTGATAATGGAATTCCTGTTAAATGGAAGTCAAATATGGCTTGTTTGAGTCAAGGATACAGAGTTCCAGCATTAGAAACATTAGCTGATAAAAGAGAATGGTTAACTAATAAAGAATTAGAGTTAAGAAATAAGTTATATGGAGAATCAAATGCTCTTAAAGTTTATACAATTAGCTCTGATGATCAAATGATTGTCGATTCTAAACATCCTGAAGTACAACCAAAACCTAAGAAATTTATTGTTGAATTAGTAGATTAATAAAAATATGTGGTGTATTAAAAAATCTACAAACCTCAACAATAATTAATAAAAAAAACAAGAACATGAGTACAGAAACTAAAGACGTAGCTAGTCCAACTAGCGAAACTACTAGTTCTACCACTGGAGTAGAAAAGAAACAAATTAGTAAGGCTGAATTAACTAAATTAGTTAATGATGGCAAGAAAAAGGATGAAATTATGTCACATTATGGATTAAATGCTTCTCAAACAACAAAGTTGTTAAAAGATGCAGGATTAAAAATTCGTAAATTTGCAATCCCTGTCTACAAATTAGTAGATTAAAAATGACAAAAGATGATATTCAAGATAAGTGTTTAGAATTGTTGAAATCACATAATAGAGCCTCTGTGGCTCTATCTATGGGTACAGGTAAAACTCTACTAGGTTTGAAACATATGCAATTAAATTATGGCAATAAATTTCTTGTAGTGGCTCCAAAAGTTAGTATTTTTCAATCCTGGGAAGATGAAGCTAAATTACATAATCTTGAATATTTGAAAAATAGTATATCATACTGTACTTATAGGTCTCTAAGCAAGACTGATTTAAGTCCGTATGATATACTTTATTTGGATGAAGTTCATAACTTATTATACTCTCATAATAAAAACTTAAGTTTATATAATGGTAGTATAGTGGGACTTACTGGAACACCTCCAAAGACTTTAAAGTCTGAGAAGGGATGGATGGTTGATACTTTTTGTCCTATAATTTATAATTATAAGACTGATGAAGCAATCAATGATAAGTTATTGAATAATTACCAGATTATTGTACATTTACTGGATCTTAATGAACAAAAGACTATAAAAGTTAATGATAAGTTTTATACTTCAGAGTTAGCTAGTTATAATTATTGGTCAAATAGGATTGAAAAGGCTCAAAGTTCTAAAGAACTTCAAATTTGTAGAATAATGCGAATGAAAGTTCTTAAAGATTTTGAATCTAAAGAAAAATATGTCACAAATTTACTTAGAAATGTGACAAACAAATGTCTTATTTTTGCAAATACTCAAGTTCAAGCAGAAAAATTGAGTAAACATACTTATCATTCAAAGAATCCAAATTCAAAGATAAATTTAGAATTATTTAAAAAAGGAGATATTCATACCTTATGTGCTGTTGAGCAGATAAGTGAAGGAATTAATATACCTGATTTAAGAGAAGGATTTATATTACATGCTTATGGAAATGAAAGAAAAACTAATCAAAAGATTGGTAGATTTCTTAGATTGAATGTTAATGATGTTTCTACTGTACATATATTATGTTACAGAAATACTGTGGATGAATATTGGGTTAAGTCTGCCTTAGAACAATTAGATCAAAGTAAGATAATATGGAAGAGTTAAAAATAAACTTAAATACTTTATTTGTCAATTCTTTAAAGTTGGAGCAATACTATATATTGTATTGTGTTAACTATAATAAGGAAAGAGAGTTAGTAGAGTATACTTCTAAATGTGGACAAATTCCTACAGAATCCTTTACTTTATTGGAGACAAAAGGACTTTTAAACATTAAGGATAGGAGTAATATTACTTTTGATTCTATTAAGTTAACAGAAGCAGGTGAACAATTATTTCTTACTAGAGGTTCCAGCACTAAACAAGACTTTTTAAGGTTATTTGATGAACTTAAGGCTACTTATCCAAGTAGTGTTATGAATGATCATGGTAAACCTAGAAGATTGTTGGGAGATCTAGAAAGATGTAAAAAGCTTTATATGAATACTCTTATAACAGAGGGTACTCTTAATGAAGATTTGCACAAGAATATTTTAAAAGTTGTTAAATTATATGCGGTAGAAAGTGGAAAGTATATTCAATTATTGTCTACATTTTTACAACAAAAAACTTGGGAGCAATATTTGGAGCTAATCCAAAAGAATATTGATATCAATATAACAACTAGTAGTAACTTCGATGCAGTTTAAAGATAGGATTAAAGAGGGATTAGATGGTAAATATCAAGGTCTTAAGAATGGTCTTAGTAGAATAAATAAATATTTATTTTATACACAAAGAGCATGCTATTATTTAATTGGAGGTCTGTCAGGATCTGCAAAAACAACTTTTTTAGATTTTGTGTTATTAAATGCTATTCAAGATGCTGAGGCAAAAGGAATGACAATTAATATATTCTATTACTCATATGAGATTAGAGAGGAAGCTAAAAAAGCAAACTGGATGTCTGTTATTATTTATAATAAATATGACAGGATAATACCTCCAGAGAGAATAATGGGATTAGGAGATGAGAGGTTGAGTGCTGAAGAACAAGAAATTGTTAATGCAGAGCAAGAGTACCTTGATAATTTATTTAGTAAGATTATGTGGAGATGGCAAACCACAAATCCAACAGGTATGTATAAGGAATGGTGGGACTTTATGAAAGATAGAGGAACATTTGAGTATGAAGAGTATATTGATGAAAATAATGAAACTCAGAAAAGAATTATTGCCTTCATACCTACTAACCCTAATGAATATAATATAACTGCTATTGACCATCTTGCTTTATTAAAAAGAGAAAGAGGATTTGATCTAAAAGCTAATATTGATAAAATTTCTGAGTATGCTGTAACAACTAGAAATTTATTTGGTATGACTCACTTTTTCTTACAACAATTCAATCAGGGATTAAACTCTGTTGATAGAATGAAGTTTAAAGGTGCAGATATCAGTCCTCAACAATCAGATTTTAAAGATTCCACAAATCCTTATGCTGATGCAGATGTTGTTTTAGGTTTAATGAATGCTCATAAGATGGATATGGAAACCTGTTTAGGTTATAATATCAATGTACAGGGATATCCATATAACTTAAAATCATCGTTTAGAATGCTTAAAATTGTCAAAAACAGATTGTCTAGAGATGATAAGGCTGTAGGTTTATTATTTAAACCTCAGGCTGGTTATTTCAGTGAATTACCTTTGCCTTCAGATATGACTGAACAAACGTTTAATTCATTAAAAATAGATCATGGTTAGAGATTATTATAAAGTATTACAAGTATCACAAACAGGAAGTGGTAAAACATATTCAAATAGAAATATGAATCCTGAAACAACTGGTTTTATTAATGTAGAGTGTAAACCCACTCCATTTAAAAATCAGTTTAAACATCAAAAAAGACCTTCAACCTATACTGAAGTATTGGATACAATAGCAGAATATGCTAAAAATCCAGAAATTGATTGTATAGTTATTGATAGTTTTAGTGCTTATGTTGATATGTTATTAGCAGAAGCAAGAAGAACTAAAAAAGGTTTTGATGTATGGAATTTATATGCTGAAGAAATTGGAAGATTCTTCTCTTATGTTAAGAAAGTTCAAAAAGAAGTATTTGTTACTGGTCACTATGAAACACTAGGACTAGAAGGAAGTATGGAGAAAAGACTTAAAGTTAAGGGTAAAGAATGGGAAGGTAGACACATTTGCCTTCGTTAAAGCTATTTAATTGCTGGAAAATCTTAAAAATAAATAAGCTACAACAAAACTTGAAAAAGTAATTGTGAATGCTAAAAATTATTTATATATTTGTAGACAATCAGCAGCCAAGCATTTAAGTATTGTTGAGAAACAAGATAGAATGAAGGTTCAACGACTATCCCGAAAGGGAGTACTGGTGTAAAAACTGGGAAACAGTAGCAATTTTATATGGGCAAAATTAAAATATATACATTATCTCATCCTATAACTAATGAAATTAGATATATTGGAAAAACAAAATATTCTTTGGAAGAAAGATTGTCAAAACATTTAGTATCTAATGAGAAAAATCATAGAACTAATTGGATTAGATCTATAATAAATTTAGGTTTAAAACCAAAGATTGAGTTACTTGATGAGTGTATTGAGAAAAATTGGCAAGATTGTGAGAAATATTGGATTTCACAATTTAAAGTGTGGGGATTTGATTTAGTAAATTCTACAGAAGGAGGAGAATCAGGAGTGATTTCATCACAATGTAGACAAGCATCAATAGATGCTAGAAAACTCACTAAACAATCTGAAGAGTTAATTGAAAGAAGGATAAAGAATCTTAGAAAAGAAGTACAACAATTTTCTAAAAATGGTATATTATTAAATGAATATATCTCAGCATCTGAAGCTTCAAGATTAACTAATTGTCAATTATCACATATTACAGAATGTTGTAATAATAAGTCTAAAAGAAAAACCTCTAAAGGTTTTATCTGGAAATATAAAATTAAGATATAGTCTGATCTTACATGAGAATGTAAGTTAACAAAAATGATCTGTGAGAAAGAGTTTACCATAGTTATGTATGGTGACAAAAAGTTTAACGATAAAGGTATACCTGAGTATACATACAGCTTAGTTGGAGAAGGAACCTCTGCTAAATGTCCACCAGACATATTTGGTGCTGAAGTTCAATCAATCCCTAATGATAATAAATTCATTTTGGATAAAATATTAGAATTTGTTAAATAATGTCTTATTAATGCTTAATTACAACGTATCTATAAGATATTAACTAATAAATAACTAAAATTAAAACAAATTATGTTCGATTTTCAAAATGCAGAAAATCCTCAAGGAGGAACACCAAATTTACAACCAGGTATTCACAATGTGAAAGTAGAATCTATTACTAATGGATTGAGTCAAAATACTCAAGCTCCATTCTTAGAATTTACTGTGGTTGATTCAAATAATGCTAAATTAAACAATCGCTATTACTTAAATACAGTAGTAGGAGAAGGTAAACAAAAATCAGCTTGGGATATTAGTAGAAATGCTATCTTAGCTATTGTATCAGCTTGTCTTAATTTAACTGAAACTGAAGCTAAAGCTAAAATGCCTCAGGCTAAATCTGCTGAGGAATTAGCTGTTAAATTAGCAGCTTTAATTGTAGGTAAAGAAATGAAATTAAAAGTGGTTGGAGAAGAAAAATTAGCTTCTTCTGGATCTAAATATGTTAACTCATCATTTGGTCAAGGAGTATTTGCGGAATCTGTTAAAGTTCCTGCATCTGAAACTAAATTG